TTTTTTGAGCATAAAAAATCTCCGCTTTCGCGGAGATTGTTTAATGTATAATGCAATGTAAATTTCTTAAATCCGGGTGATTAGATGCTATCTAATAAGCTATCTAAATCGTTAGATTGTTCTTTGTGAAGAATTTGAGCTTCGGTTAA